TTCCGGTTCCTCATCGTTTGAGCGACTACTGAAGTAGCCCACATGGAAAGTAACATTGCGACAGGTAAAAATTCGAGGCCCTAACAGGACCTCTAGTCTATATTTCAATAGACAAAACCCTGTCACGTGACTTAACACATGGACGAAAACTTTAAGAAAACCACCCCGAAGGATGAGAAATGTGGCCGGCCGCACCGGAATAACGCACATTTTGTACTCAACATGGAAGCATTTATTCATAGCCCCTTCCAGGGACCCTCATTTAAAGTCTGAGGAGACTATGCAGAAGCAGGAACTGTTGGTAGACGATAAGTCACAGGACAATTGATGAAAAAGAACAGATTGAAATCTGAACCTACACCAAAGTACTTGAAAATCTTAACATCTTTAGCCGCTACGGTAGTATTACCATTTACAGCTACGTTGAGACGCAACATTTCAAACCAAGAACCATCATAACTCGAAGTCGCAAGACTAGGATTGGTGGTATTTTGTGGATTGGTAGATTCGAACTTGTAATTCGTATAGTTGGGACACCCAACCGAAAGACCAGCATTGGTCAATTGGTGAGTAACACCAGCTCCACCACAATTATTGGGTAAATTTGCTAATGCAAAGGCAGCAGCACCACTTCGATTTGTAGCAGCAGAAGAAACTAATCCTTCTGTAGCTGTAGAACCAAAAGTAGGTGAACGCGATACAGAGATATTTCCGTTAGCTCCATTGGAGTCAACAAGAAAATGCCACATCGTGCTACCTTTTTGTGCAAGAAAACAAGGTGCCATCCAATTATACACAGAAGTCTGTGTAAAGTTAAAATTAAAATTTGAAGCAGGGACGGCAGTACCCTTAGCACGGTGAACACCAAATGTATCATAACCAAAATACCTTGGAAAACGAGAAAACGTATCCTGCAGTAAAATATTATTTTGAGCATTGGTAACACCAGCATCTTGCTGCATCTCGACAAGAATAGATCGACGCATCAAAATCCGCAAAGATTTGACAGTCTCACCAAAATTGACGAGATATCTCTCCTTAACAATACCATTATTAGACTCACCAACCTCTAAAGTATCAACTTCAGCGGCAGATTGAATTGGATAAACAGTATTATCAGGAGAGAGTTGTGCTGGATTTGCATATTCGAGATTTTCTGCACCACGAACAAACACCAAAATAGGAACCGAAGAGGTGCCTACTGGTGCTGTCAGTGCATTCAAAACTCGCATATTAATCAATCCATTGTATTTGGAATCATCTGGCACCTGAGTAGGTGAATTAGAGATGGACCAAGGAATCAATGGAACGGTTTGTCCAGCTTCCACAGCCAACCAAGCTAAAGCCTGTTGGTATGGAACACGAATCTCCACATCTTGTTCAGCACCCAAATCAACGATTTGTGTGAACACCAGATTGGATGTATTCGCTACGGTACTAATTGTAGTACCAGGGTAGCCTTGGGGATCATACGATATACGTACACGTCCCTTATGATAAGGGGAGGCTACAAAATGAAATCTGAAAATCAAATCTCCTCTCCATTCTCCAAACAATTTTGCAATATAAGCTACTGGAGTAAAATATACTTTCGTATTATTTACAGTAGGATCAATATCAAATTGAAAAGGAGTAACAAGAGAGGTGTAGAGAATAGTATCAGATGCTTGTGAAGTATCCCAGGTTGTTTGACAGATGAAAGAATCACGCTGAACAAACTCTGAAATAACTAAGTCATCTGTATTAACTAATCCTACAGTAGTAGGATCTACAGATAATTCATTTTTGGAATCCAAAGTCAATTTCTCAACTGGATACCCAATTTCAGTAGATGCAATAGGTGGTATCGCAAGCGGCTTCAAAGGATCAACATCTTTAATGACCGGAACATTTGTCCAGCCAAAAAGTTTTGCAATCGAAGAAACCGCACTTGCACCCATCTGTGTTGCTGTGGCAAAACGTCCTATGATAGGAACTCCTTTCAAAAGACCTGCCACATTTGCAATTGCAGATGCGGGACGCGATACTGCTCCGGTTCCATATTCATCACCAGCTTGCATAGCAAGCCCAACGGATGGACCAGAGATTACTACATCTTCTAACCAAGCTTGAACTCGAATAGTAACACCCGCACCAGTCACACCATTAGCAGAAGCTAACTGAGTGTAATTGATAAAACGAAGTGTTCCCATATCAAGAAAATCTTGATTCTTCTGGAGACGTAACCAATTCTTTGGCCAGAAAAATGGTAAAACCATTTCTGACCCTTCATTACATTGTGGTTTAAGCCACGTTCCAGGTTGTTGCGAATATGGTATCAAATACCTTAACGCTGTATCAGTAATAATTGTTGATGGTGTAAAATTTGGTAAAGGTTGATAACAAACACGCATAGCTCCGTAATAAAACGGAGATGCATTAATCAAAATCTTAACCTTCAAATTTCCACGAATAAACGCAAAATTATTAATACGAGATTTGACAGCTGCATTATTCATATACAACTGCCATGGTGAGATAGTCCTCTTAATACCAATAGAATCTGACTCTAACCATGTAAATGTGTCAATATCTACAGGACGGGAAAGATAATTAGCTAGAGAAGCACTATCTGCAGCATCAACAGATGCCATGTCATCATACGGTGCATACATTTCCATAATATCACCCTTAGTTTCTTCATTGAAAGTAACGGTTTCATATGTAGTTGATACGGTAGTTCCATCCACAGGGGTGGGTTCAACCATATCAGAACTTTGTAATACACAACGTAAATGACAACACGAGCACTCTGGACAAATTCCAGGTGCACCTTCCAACGCTAAAGGCGCTGGGCATCCACAATCATATAGTGGGAATTTTGCATCAAGATTTCGCATGAAATCTTCGATGACAGCTTTATCCATTGGTTCCTGACCAGAAAGGTCATAAGAACGAAAGGAAATTAGAGAAGATTCTCCAGATGATCGTTTATTGGAGTCGTCGCTCACATATAGATTTGAAATAGAAGGTGCGTTTGAAACGAACACTTACACCCGTAGATGTTCGAGTTTCGGAGCCACTGGATTCCAACCAAATCCTTCCCTTAAAAGGGACTTCGGGGAACGCCCGGGTGAGATAATTTACTCGTCCACACTACAACCACCTAAACTCCAATTGGGGTTGTCAGAATAACTAAAGTAATCCTTTGAGTCGGTTTTGGACATAAGTCCGGGATCTGTAAGGTCAGACCCCACACCACGCGCAACTACAACATCTTCAGAAGATGTCCAGAAACGTGTGTATAAATCGCTCCAAGTTGGAAACGTGGATAAATTAGTATACGCCATAAGATCATTATCTTTGGCTAACTGCATTAAAAATTCACGTTCTTTATTGAAACGTTCTTTTCCATAGAAAAAGTACTCATTAACAGCTGATTGCATAACAGCAATCATTTGTGCTTCAGCAGAAATGGTTCCAGATGGAATCCATACCGTAAGCATCTTTTTAATAGACTCTTCTTCTAATGGACAAACCCAGGCCTTAACATCCTCATCCCATACCCATTGACGTTTTAAGAATGAAACATCCTTAATATCAATATATGGAATAGATGCAGCACCTTTATCCGCCATAGTATAAGTAACACCAATTTCAGCAAGTTTTGCTTGAATGGTAGTATGATTAAACCATGGAATTGATGCTGAAACACCAAATGTATTATCGTCCCCATAAGTCATGAGCGCCACGTTATCTTTAAATGAATCAACTTCGCTCTCAGGATTCAACTCAAGATATGAGTAACGAATATACAAAGCATTAACCAAACCGTTAATAATAACGGTTAAAGGATGACCTGATGGATTTGAACCGAAAAATTCGATTAAATCACCATCAAAATCAACCAATGGGTATGCAGTATCTTCAGCAATGCATGCTAATACTAGCAAATCTTCTTCACTCCATCCAGCTGCACGATGAATCGCAATGATGATATCAAAGGCAGCAAGAACGAAATCAGGTAACATTTTCTTATCAAATTTACCATAGTCTCCAGCAACCATTTGCTTTTCACCATGCGTAACTAAATAATCACGAATTTGTTCCCATTCTAAAGATTGAGCAACAGTACCAGGTCCAGATTCAAATATGAATCTATTCTTCTGTACAACACGTACAAAACTTAACATATATTTTCGCACAACAATACACCAGTCAACTGGTGCACCTGTGAAAACACGAGTTTTGCCCAAAAGAATTTTAGCAAAACTAGTTGCTTCATCCTTCAAATGAGCACAGAAAACTGGCATATACCGAATACCTTTCTTGTAAAGAGAAAGAATATTTGCAACACGATCCCAAACTTCTTGTGTAAAAGTTTGAGCATGAGGTTGGTCCTCAGTTGGTTCAGCATCAACTAAATGAAATTTCTTTGATTGCTTATATGGATTACCCATAGAAGAATTAAAATTCATTTTATCAATATACTGAACACAGCAATGCCATTCACAGCAGCTCGATCGGAAAGAACTTGCAATTCATCTAAAGATTCTTTACTAAGTTTATCCAAAATAGATTTTGTGAAGGATTTCTTACATTTATCGAGCGTTTGTCTATTATAATTATGCTTTGCAGCAAAAATATCAGATAGAGCTAAACGCCAGGGAACATAAGTATTCATAACTGGTTTACCGAACTTAATTGCCCAGTTTTTAACTGAGACAATTTGTTCGTGCAACAACGATTTTGTGACTTTAGAAGTCATACGTGCTCGAAATCCTGTAAAGGATCCATAAACACTAGCGCTTCCTTCAGTCATCCAACGTAAAGTACTCTTGAAATGTAAATTAGTGATTTCCATAGTGTGACCAGGTGCTGAAAGCACTGGTTCACCGGATTGAATCATAAATCGTTCAAATCGAGATAAAGCAAGTTTAATCAAACTCTGTGGAACACGCAATGAGAAGCAGGTATTATCCTTACTTCCTAATTGGTGGATACCACCGAGAATAACTCCGGCTGGCGAAAACATAACCAACAAAGATCCACAATCACCTTGGATAGTAGGCTCTTCAGCATACATCTTCCAATGATCATAAGCTTTGTTAGTTTCATTCGCCATAACCGAAGCACGACAAATGTTATCAACTTTAACTTTCTTGATGGCACCAGTAATTTCACGGCTAAATAAATAACCTTTACTAATACCAGAGAAAGTATCTTCCATGAATAATTTAGTAATATCCTTTTTAGGAGGAAGAGCCAAACATTCAAAGAAACAAACATCTTGATCAGGACAACGCAAAACATCCTCTTGATTCATTTCAACTTTGACATTACGAGTAACTCCCTTAACAGGAGCTTCCTGAACAATATCGAGAGTAATTCGTCCTTCAGTTGTAAGAGTGTGATTATTAGTCATATAAATATGACCTCCAATACACACAGCACGACCTGGACGACTTTTAATATCACCAATAATTCGCGAACGAATACCAACAACATTATGCTTCAATAAAGAAAATACATGATCTTCGGAAAGACCTTTCATACTAGCAGAAACATCAGATCTATCAAAACGAGTTGTTTGATATTCTTCACGTTTCCACACATTCTCTTTATTATCACGAGCAAAAGCATCAATAGGATTGGAAGCATTAGCACCTTGTAGCGTTAATGCAGGAGAAACAGTTTTGTCATTATTAACTTCTTTAGTTTTTTCTTTCTTATCAGAAGAAAAGAAAGATGTGACCATACACTTTGTACCCCACAATGTGAGGGCAAGGGTTAAGGCAGC